TTACTTTGTTGTCAGCTAATCCGTTACAAGCAACAACTTTTACACCATCAAAATATTGGATGTCGATGTCTTGGTTGTTTCCTTGTGCGTTTACACCAGCAGCTCCTAAACCTCCAGCTTGAAAACCACCTAAAGCTCTTTTGTAAGCTCTAAAGATGTTCTGAGATACATACATAAATAACTCATCGTTTCCATATAAAGAACTTGGAATAGCATCTACAACTTTTCCTAACTCAGCAATTACATTTGCAGCAGTTACTGCTTCTCCAGTAATCTTTTTTGCTCCAGTATGTCCAGCATCAGCAGCTAATAAAGTTACGAAACCATCAAAAGCACCAGCTCCATCAGTTCCACTCCAGATATCTTGCTCTGTTTTTTGTGCTACCTTCTGAGAGATTCTTCCGATAAAGTAATCAGAGAAAGTTTTAGGTAGGTTATCATGAGAACTGAAACCCATTGATTCAGCTTCCCAATCAGAACGGAAGTTGTTTACACATAATTCAAGATTTACTTGAAGTTGTTTTGGTTCGATTACTCTTTCAGTCAACGTTACAGTTGATGTATCAGAGAAATCACAAGTAGCATTAGCAGTAATACCATCGATTGATACCACTTTTAATACTTCTTTAAATTTTACATTTGGTTTTACTTCGATTAAACCATTTGCGATTGTGTTACCACTTAATAGAGCTGCTGAAACGTATTTTCCAGCAAATTCTCCAGCATAAGTGGAAGTAATACTTGTTGTTGTAGCCATTATTTATTTATTTATTGCGTTAAAAATTCTATTTATTGTTGTGTTCTTATTCCCTCTTTGAGAATAAAGATTTAATTCTTTATTATCAGATGAGTTTTCTGGAGTATGTGTAATTCCTTCTACTTCTGATAACTCTACTTTTTCTTCAACTACTACCTCTTCTGCAACTACTTCTGTTTTAGAAAGTTTTAGTTCGTTGATCTCAGTTCTTAGTTTTTCAATTTCTGAGAAGAACATTTCTTCTGATATTGATTTAACTATTTTTTTAGGAGTAGCTTCTTCCGTTGCTAACTCTTCTTCTGCAACTGGTGCTTCTTCTGCTGGTGCTTCTTCTTCTGCACTTGCTTCTTTGATTTCTCCAATTACTCCTTCTTCTGATACTACAATGGTTTTGCCTTCTGCTTCGTACTCTCCAACTGGTACTGGTACACGATCCTCGTCAGCAACAACGAAAATTTCTGCTCCAGCTTCAAATACTTCAGCTTCTAAGACTGCACCATTATCTAGCGTCATTTGCTCTAGCTTCACTTGTATTCCAAGTAATGTACGAGCCTTGTTTAATAATGTTTTTTCTGCGTTCATGTATATATAATAAAATTTAGTTATGATTTTGTGTTTTCGTTTTTAACTTTCTTCAGTTTTTCTTATTTTACCGATGCCTTGCTTCCAATATTCAGGAGTTTTACAATCTTTTTTTGTTTCTGTTTTACACTCTATTGAGTAGGTGTTTTTACATTTACAATAAACTGCTCTCATTAGGATAAAAGTTTTTTAAGTTCTGCTAATTGCTTTTCTTCTAAATCTTCTTTTAACTCTTCATTAGGTCTTTCCATTTTATCTGCGAAATAACCTTCAATTGAAAAACCTTTTACTTTACCAGTCTTTACATAGTTATTCCAAATCTCATCATTCTCAACTTTTACACTACCCATCCAAGTACCAACTGGTACATCTAAACCATATAAAGCAGTCTTGTCTTTTTGTTTATCTTCTACGATCCAAGATTCAACAAGTGTTAAATCTTTTAATTGGTCTTTGTGTTCTAGTGTTGCTTCGGATTGGTTTCCGTTTTGTAGATATAGCTGAGATGCTTTTGCTATTGTCTTTTCAGAAAAGAATATATAGTACTCATCTTCTCCAGACTTTCTGTAAATAGGTTTCTTAGGTATAAGTAAAGCACCCATTAACAAACGCTTCTCTTTGTTTATTTCAGCAAGTTTTATTTCCTGGTTGTTAAGTGCAATAAAATCTGATTCAATTGCTGGATTTTCAACAACAGAAATAGCTTCTACTCCGATTGCTTCTTCATCATCTAAAATAAGTTCTATTAGCCTCATGTATATATAATTAAAAAGTTAATACTTTTTGTATTTTTAGTCTCCTAAACTTGCATCATCAATTATATTCCTATCCATACTCTGAGCAGTTGTTACATCGTTTGCTACAACATAGGCTTGTACTGGTTGTTGTGATTGCCCTCCAATAGCAGATGCTAATTGGTCTGTGGAACTTGCACCAACTACATTAAATGCTGGAGGTATTGATAAAGCAGCTTGTGATGGAGTTATACCACCTCCACCTCCACTTCCACCTAAACTAGAAGCAACTGTTTTTGTTTTTTTTGTTGCAGAAATAACACCACCAATAATTGCAGCAGCACTCGCAGCATAACCAATTAATGCTGGAATAGCTGCTGGAAATCCTAGCTTTAAAGTTTTAGCTAAACCAGTAGCAACAGACGAACTACTCTCTGCACCATCTAAGGTTGCAGTTGTAATTGCTTTAGTTGCTTTTGATTTCATTACACCTAAATCAATAAGTAACTCTTGTGCTGCTAAAAGTTGTTTACCAATTAAAGCAGCTTTACCCATCGCTGATTCTGCACCAAATATAGACTGCAAATCATTTAAAGCTTGGTATTTTGCAGCAGTCTTTTTTTGTTCTAACTCTATTTCTTTATCTACTTTTAATTGTTTTGTTTCTAAATCTTCTTGTGCAAAACCATCATTTACTTCCTTTAATTGTGCATTGTAATCTTTTTGTAAAGCAAGTAATCTTTCTTTCTTTTCTGCATCATCAGTAATTTCTTTTTCTATTAAAAGTTTGTTTGCTTCAAATTGTTGCTCTAGCTCTAATCTTTCTCTGTCTCTTTCAGATTTACCAAAAAGAGCAATCTCATTCATTATTTCTTTCTGCTCTCTTAGTAAAGAATTTGTGTTTGTTTGTTGCTCACTTCTAAAACCAGTTATCTGTGCTTCAATACCAGCCCTTTCATTAAGTGCTTCTTGATATGCTTTTTGTAATTGTATGTTCTCTTTGTTTTTATCTAATTCTGCTTTAGCAGATGCGACTGCAATATCAGCGTTTTTAAGCATTGCTTCTTCTTGCTTGTCTAGTATTTTAGCAAGTTCTTCGTTAGCTTTTATTCTTTCTTCAATACTTTTACTTTCATCGTCTCGTATTTGTCTTTGTTGCTCTGCTTGTCTGTCATACTTTTCAATTAATCCTTGATTTTTTACTGATGCTATTTCAGCAGCTTTTGCTAACTCTACATTGCTCTTTGCAGCTTTAATTGTTTTCTTAGTGTATTCTGTTATTGTTTCAGCTACTGCTTCAAAGCTATCATCAACACCAGTAACAACATCAACTGTTTGTTTACCAGCTTCCTTTATTGTATCAAATGCAGCACTAAACTCCCCTCTAACTAATTGCCCAAGAGATTTACCAACCAATCCAAATACTTCTAGCAGTTGATTAAACCTATCAATTAAACCTTGCTTTATAATGCTTCCAAGTTCAGATATCTTCTTTGCAGGGTTTTCAAAAATATCCTTAAAGAATCCAGTTATTGTTCCTAAATTTTTATCTATAAAACCAACAAAATCATTAAAAGCAATATTTACAGCTTCAAATGATGTATTGAAGAAATCAGCAACCTTTTGATTCTGCATAAACACTTCTTTCAACATAGTAAGTCCAGCAATTAATAATCCAATACCAGCTGCCTTTATAGCTTTACCAATTCCTTTTATACCTTTCGCTGATTTGCTAGAAGATTTCTCTACTTCTTTTAAAGACTTAGCGGTATTTTCATTTGATTCTGTGGTTGCTTTATTAATGTCTTGTATTGCATTTACAACATCTTGTAAACTTGCTTCTGCTTTGCCAGTTTTAGCTTCTAATTCTACTACTACTTTCTCCATTCTCTTTTTATTAATTCTTTAAAACTATCTGGAAACTTGTTCTTTCCTTTTGCTATTTGTACTATCTCAGATTTACAATCTGTATCTCTTAGTAACTCTAATATTTCTTTTATCATTATGACGTTGTTGCATTAAAAGTTGTTGTTGTTGATACATTACCATTAAAGTCTGTTGCAGATACTCCAAATGCGTAAGTTGTTCCACTTGTTAAACCAGTTATTGTTACGCAATAAAATTCTTGTAATGGTGTTGCTGATACTCTTTGTATAAGTACACCATCTTGATAAACAGAGTAACTTTTTACACCCACTCCACTACCATCACTTGATGCTGCCCAACAGAAATTAACTGTACTTGTTCCAATAATTGGTGTGCCAATAACTGGTGCAGTTGGAGGTGTTGTATCTGAAGGTATTGCTGGAGCTGGAGGTGTATAAATATCATTCAACAACTCTAAATCAGATTTACCAGTAAGCATATTTGTTTTAATGCTATTGATCTTGTAAGTAGTACCACTAATATTGAATCTATCTGCTAGTGTATAATTAAGTAATATTCTTAAAGGTAAATATGCAGTTACTTTTGTTAGTCTGTTTGTTACATCAAATACGTCAGAAATATAATCACTATGGTATGCCTCAAATAAAGTATCTGTAAAATCATTTGTTGCAGTATATTCGTTTATCTCATTGTTAAAGTTTATATTATACTTGCTTGTTGATGATGATAATGCAACACTATTTGAGGCTACATTATATAGCGTTACTTCTGAATGGCTACTTGTAGTATCTAAAAAAGATATGCTATTACCACTATTTAAAATTGGATAAAATAATAAGGGCTTACCATAGTAAGGAGCTTGGTTATCATCTACAAAAAACCCATACTGAATTGATGTTAAATCACCTGTATTTGTATCTGGTAATCTTTCATAAAGCATTTGTGAGAATGGTGTTTTAACTTTGTATATTTTACCATCTAAATTTTCTCCACTTGTGTATTCTGTCTTTGCCCAAGTCTTATTGAATAGTTGTGAATGTTTAGCAGCTAATAATGTTTTTGTATCTCCATGCTCAAACGTTATTTCTTTAAATGGTAAAGCAACATTAACAGAGCTTTTACTTCTATCAACAAACTCTGTTACATCATAAGAAACACCACCAGCATAATAGTTATCTAAAGTCTTTACAATTACTTCATCTGTATCATTATCAATATAAGATGTTAGATTAAACATTTTAAAAATACCAGTTAGAAAGTCTATTATTTTTAAGTCTGGTATCTGTTGTGTGATAATAAAATCAAAAGAATTTGTATGAGAAAATGCAGCAGATGTATAAGTATTAAACACTTCTAAACTAGCTAAAAGTCTATAACCAATATCCCAAGTAACTTCTGAGAATGTGATATTCTGAGATGATTGGATAATAACATTATAACTTCCTTGTGATGTACCTAAATCATCTTTTGTTATATCTAAATCTCCAGTTACACTTCCACTATTGTAAATTTGTGTTCCGTTTAATTGTACAGAAACACTATAAGAAAAACCACTTGTTGTTCTTAGTTTTAAATCTAATTTAGTATATCTATCTGGAGTACCACCAACATATAAGGTTGATGTATTTGTCATTGTTGTAACAGTTACACCTACATTTGTAGTAGCCCAAGTATTAACCAAAGATTCTACTTCTGTTGCAGTTGGAGATTCTACATAACCTTTCTTTCTATGCAGCCACATAAACAAATTGTAGTAAGGTGTATTTGTACTTGTAAAGAAATCATCACTAAAAGAAATATTATATCTTGTTTCTATTGCTTGTATAATAGTGTCAATTCTTATTGCAAACTTTAAATCATCCCAAGATACTCCGTGATGATGAGATGTGCCACCACCACTTTCATACCATAAATTTTTCGTACCCTCTCCGTGCGTACCATCTTCATAATACAACCTTTCTGTATGTGTTATTAATGGTGCTATAATATCGTTTGATGCTGGATTTGCTTGTAACTTTGATTTTACATTAGCAGCATTGTAAACAAGTGTGTTTGAATTTAAGTCAAGCAAGGCATTAAGTTTATCTTCTCCAAGTAAGTCTTTTAATGTAACTGTATTACCAGTAAACCTAACCTTGTATGAAGATGGTACATTGTTTTTTAAATCAACACCCTCAAGTTTTATTTTACCTTTCTTAAATTTTAAGTGATTTAATTCTAAGGTTGCACTTACTCTACTTCTACCATCGAAACCATTTGTAATACTATTGTTATAATAGTGTTTAAATATTTTATTATTCTCTTTTGTTGCTGGTAATGTGAATGTCTTTGAATAGTCTGTAAACACTTTCTGAACGTCTTTTACGTTCTGTATCGTTTGTGTTAGTACAACACTTTCATCATCAAATAAATCTACTCTCTGACCTTCTATGTATAGTTGTATTTTTTGCATTTATCTTATGTCATTTAAAACATTGTAAGAATTATCAAACTCAATTGTGTATTCAACAAGTCTATCATTTACACTTGTCTTGTATGTAATATTGCTTGTCTTTATATTGATAGGATATACTTGATTACTTGAGTTTGTGATCCATACCTTCTCTGATAACATCATCTGCTTAAACACCTCGTTGTATGATTCATTTACAAAACCACTACTTAAAGAAACTGATTCGTTTGCTACGATATTGAAATCTCTTTTTGTGTGATTGTAGGTACTATAGGTGTTGCTTGATGTTAAAGTGTTTGCTTTGTAGCTTTCTCTTTTAGTAGTCATTTTCTCAACTGACTTTTTAAAGAAATACAAATCTTGTAACACTCCAAACTTATTTATAAATGTTGTCTTGTATGGTGTGAATCTACACTCACTTAATTGTGATATTTTTATAGTTGATGTTTCTGCACCAGCATCTCCAGTATATTGTATTGTTGCCTTTACTGCTTGGTTGTCATCAAAAGTTGTGTAAACTACTTTATCTTGTGATTGGTCTGATAAAGTAAATGTTTCAGAATCTAATATGCCATTATCTGAATCGTAAATTTTAGCAGTTACACTTCTATCTGTTTGAACTGGTATCTTTATCTCATCCCCAGAATTTATAAACATTTCGTTGTTGCTCATTAACAAGCCTTCATATTCAAAAGAATAGTTTGCACCATCTTCAAAATAACCATAGCTATCAAATGCTAAGTCTGTACTTATTGTTTGTGACAATTGTACACCATTACCATCTTTTGCAGTTAGTATTGTTCTTACCCATTTACAAGATTGTTCAGCAGAACCATCATAATCTCCATTAAAAGTTATATCTAAATAATCCCTTATAAGCTCAGATATTTCAAAAGATATTTTAGTTGTGTTTAGTATTATCTTTTTACTTAAAGAATATGTAGGTGTACCACTATATCCAGTTGTTTCATTACCAGTATAAATCTCTATATCTAAAGTAGCAGTTGCTAGGTTAGCATTTGATACAGATAAAAAGTGAGGACTTCTTGTATTAATTATTGCCATTCGTTGTAAATTTTAGTAGTTCTTCAACATCTAATTTGTATGCTTCTATTATGTCTTTATCTAAATTCTTAAATGCTTTCTCAAATGGCTTAGTAAAAAACAAACTTGGTTTAACACCCTTGTTGTAAATACTTCTTGTAATTAAAAAAGCAGTAGATTCATAACTCATAAACCTACCAGACTTTCTGTCTCTAAACTGAAACCTTTTTCTTCTTACCCATTTATCAATACCCTCTGTTAATCCTCCTTTTTTACCTCTACCACTTCCAAACTTAAAAGGACTATTAGGAGCTTTATTACTTGATGTCTTTCCTTTTACTCCTTTGTCTTGGAATAGACCATAATCTTCCATCAAGAAACTTAAAGAAAAACTATTTGGACTTACATTTAATTTATGGTCTAAACTATTATAGAGTTGTTTAGTATTATTCTTAGAGCCATAAGGAGACTTCCCCTTTGTTAGATTCGTTCTTGATTGTTGAATAACATACTTAGCAAATCTGTTCAGCTCTTGTTGTACGTTCTTTAACATATATCAATATCGTTATTTACAAGTACATCAAATGTCATTGCCCAACCAGCCATCTCATTCTCGAAACGATCGTAGAAAGGTTCTAAACTTGGATTACCATCTAACTGGTATAAGTCTTGGTGTAATGTACCCCCTCTTAAAACTTGTGCTAGTTTATTAAGTACTGCTAATTGTGTGTTAAGTATATCCTGCTCATTGTCGTTACCTACAAAAATATCTACTACTGCTTCTTTTGAAACGTCTACAATATCCATAGACAAAACAGACATACTAAAACGCAATACATTATCCTCGTTGTTTACATTATTTACAATGACATGTGATAAAGGAAATATAGTTTGTTTGCTTAAATCAATTTTAGTGATATCTCCAGTAGTAACTGTATTAACATTTACATCTGCTAAGAGCTGATTCTTTATTGTTTCTGTTACTTGATAAAACCCCTTCATTAGAACTTACTTTTTATTTGTTGTGATTCCAACTCTGCTTTCTCTTTCATGAATGATAACATTGTAAAGCATTGATGAATATTTAGTTTAGTGATATCTTCAAATCTTGTAATATCTCCGTTAGCGAGACCATAAATTGATTGATACCAACCCCATTTGTTTCCGAAGTTAGCTGCTCTTGAAACTCCTCCACCTCCTCCAGATTGGAAGAGAGAATCGTATGCTTCGACAATTCCAGTCCTAAATTGTAGAAAAAAAAAAGAGATCCTAATGCAGCATCTAATGGCATATCTAACATCTTCTCTGGATTGCTTGTTGTGTATTCTTCTATGTTGTATTTGCCTACCTTACTTGTTACAATTGGTCTGTACAATACATTCATAGCTATATGCATTGATTCCCATTTTGTAGCATTGTTATCTAAGTCTACATACTCTCCTAAAGACATTTCGTCTAGGTCTGGTATGAAGCCATACTCTACACCATTTAGTGTAAACCTTTCAACGTGATTAGGTTTTACTTCTAGCATACTATTAAGAATGTCTATAATAGCAGTAACACTAACCATCTTTAATTTATAGCTATCTGATAAAGGTATTCCACAGAATATCTCTATCATTTTAGCATCCAAGAAATTACCCTCTGGATTCTCTTCTGCTATCTTTAAGAACTTTTGGTATTGTCTTAATGTAATCTCACTTAGTGATGTTGGTACGTTTATTTCTATCTTCATTAAATAGTCTTTTATATATAATGAAAAAAGAGACCTATTTTATGAAATAAGGCAAACTATTTTCATAAGCCTTTGTAAGTAATAAGAAATGTTGAGGTTTACTTGGTAGTGATATCCTTACTTGTTTGTTTGTTCTATGGTGTATAAAGCATTCAACAACTGCTATCATTTGTTCATTGCTCATTACCTTATAAAGTATTTACCCTTGTTTGGATTCTTTAGCTGAGAAGATATTGCATAACGTGCTGCATCTACACAATGGTTAAAAGCATCAATAGGTTTGTTAATAGTATTCCCTTCTCTGTCTTTCATCCAAGTATAAGATTGCAACTCTTTAATTAAGTTCTTGCTTCTGCTTGTTACAAAGATTTTGTTCTGATTGATTAGATTGATACCATATACAATTGAATCTTTCCCTTTAGTACATGGTAATACTTTATGCTTGTAAGTTCTTAGTTCAGCTATTGATTTAGGTTCTGCTGAATCTGCATAGACTACCTCTGTTACATCGTGTTGCTTTAACAGATTTGAGATATCTGTATTTAGTAGTTTCTTTTGGTAGAATACCTCATCAAAGATATATGCATCATTGTATTTGTATAAGCCTATTAAAGTTGTTGGATCGTTACTATAACCAAAGTCCATTCCATAGCAAAGTAGTCTTGCTTCTTTTGGTAATGTTATTTCTTTCCAGTCTGTGATACATACACCATCTAAAGAACCTATCTGACCAAGACCGTACACTTTCCACCAATTACTCCAATAGGTAGAATCTTTTGCTTTTGCTTTTGCAGCTTCTATCTCTTGAACTATTGTATCTGGTAGAGCTTCATTATCTAAGTAGGTAAGAGTTATAAAGTCTGCATCTTCTTTACCAGCTACTTCTTTGTGTGCCCAAAAGTTTGCAGTTGGATTAAAGTCAATCCATATATCTCCTGATGTTCTTATTGATAGTTGGTTGTATGCTTCAAAGGGTACATTGTTTGCTTCATTAACATACAATACATTTCTTCTAGCTCCTCTTAGTTTATCTGGTTGTTCTACTGAGAAGAACTCTATATAAGAACCATTGGTAAAG